GCCCATATTAGCAATCTCACCGAAGTAATCATTATTAGTGATTGCATCAACGACAGACCCTTTGCGAAACGCAAGTTGAACCTGTTTGCTGTAAATAATAGGACTAAAATTACCGTTAGGAAGATTACCATAACCAGCTGCTGCTGTAAATGCCATTTTTAAATCTCCTTAAACATTTATCATATGTACACGGAATGTGTACTATAGTTTTAGTCGTTTTACTTTATAAGGACCATTCATGCGTTGAGGTTGTACGTAGGATAGCGATTCCTGTGTAGGCTCACATAATTGGGTAATCTCTAAAGTGGGTATTATAGTGCAATACAAGTATCCATAAGGGGTTGTATTACACTTCTAGTTACATATAGTTATACTTAAAAATAACTATTTGTCAACATTCTTTTTAATTTATCTAGCTGAACCAGATACATCGTACACAAAGTTACCAGATCGTATAGCTTCCATTATTGTGTCAGCTTGTTTCTCATACTGTGCAGAGGACATTTTTTGAACAGCAGACTCAAGTATTTTTTTACCTGACTCTGTAGAATCAACTTTAGTTCTAGCAGATTTCGTGCCAACTTCCATAGCAGCACTTTTATCATTCTTTGTCTTAACTTCCTTACCGATTCCTTTATCAGCTTTGTAGAGGTCAATAGCTCTTGCTGCTGACCTTGCATCATTATCGTTCTCATATAGTGCATCCTGTACCCATTTTGGCTGTTCATCTGCCCAATCGTGAAAGTCATCACTATCTCTAATATCATTAAAGTCAGGATGAAGTTTCATTAATTCTACTTCAGCTTTATCTTTCTTAGCTTCAATAGTCATCTCATCTATTTTTTGTAGCCTATCTTCTATGTCTTTTGATTGCTCTCTTGCCTTCTTCATAGCAATAGTCTCAACAATCTTAGCTACATCAGGGTACTCTGTTGCCCATGCTTCTATATCCTCATCGGACTTAGGCAACTTCATTTCTTTCTTAGTTGCTTTATTCAACTGTTCTTTTAAATCGTCTAGTTGTTTTTGAAACTGCTTTTCTTTCTCCTGTGTATGCCTTCTTAAATCGCCATATCGCTTTTTAAAAGTTTTCTCTTCTGCATTAGTCGGTTCTTTTTCACTAACAGTTTCCTCTTCGCTAGTCTCTTCTGTACCTTTTTGCTCCTCAACGAGCCTTGCAAGTTCTTCTTCATCTCGCTTTACTCTTTCTTCTTGAGAATAGGGTCTATTCATAAACATTGCTTTTTTAGGTGTAGCATCTTCCACCATTTCTTTTGTAGCTTGTTCAGCCATATGTCTTCTCCTTTTGGGGTTATCGTAGCCATTATGTTGGGGGATAAGTAGCCTTTAATTGTGGATTATTAACGTGAAGCTAATCCACCTTGCTTCATCTTCTTAGGTTTAGGTTTCTTTTTACCTAGCAGTCCACCTTGGTTATAATCTAAGCCACCATAAGCAGCTTGATCCGAAAAACCTCCAGTAGGGTCTCCAAATGAACCTCCGGGGTCATCACCTGCACCACCTAGATTTCCAGTTGAGCCTACATAATTATCTTCTGGATTAATAATCGTTCTATCATCTGTGGCTATTACACCAGTACTTTTAGGAGTTAATGTTCCCTTACCTTCTAATCCTGCTTGTATTTTTTCCATATCGCTTAAAGAAAAACCATCAGGAGCTACTTGTTGCTCAATAGCATCTTTTACTCTAGTTTCTAAAAACTTTCTAACTTTTGGATTAGTTATACTAGGCTTAGTTCCTTTACCTGTTTTATCTCTAGGATCAGGTATTTGTATCATATCGTTTAATTCTTTTCCTGAAATACCAATCTTAACATCAGGATGTCCTTTTGGAGTTAGTGTAAAATTTGCTTTTTCGTCATACTTTCCTGTAACTACATTAACGATTGCATCTTTTACAGATGATGCAATAGCCATTGTTCCCGGAATAACACCTTCAGGCATAGTTTTATTTATGCTAAATTCCATACTTTTTTCAACTCTGCCTTTATTTCTACCTGATGATATAATATTACCACCTAATGATATGACTGTAGGATTAGTAACACCAAAGTTGTCCATATTTTCTTTGTCTTGTCTCTGCCTATCATCATCTCCACCATCATCTTGTTCAGCTACTTTAGTAGTAGTGGGTGTAGTAGATTCAACAGTAGGTGCTTCTTCTACAACTTCTTCAGGGTCTACATATGTATAGCCTTCAGGTATAGGATAAATAGGAGCACCATTAACAAAAGGTATCTTTAATATCATACCTGACTCACTTCTATATTCACGTAGCTCATCATACCTACCGTCAGTATTGCCTAATAAGTTTTGAAACGTAGGTATAACTGTTTGTCCTGACTGACCTGTTTGACCTGAAAACTGTGGTGTATAACCACCGACAGGTGCTGCTGTAGGTGTAGGTATAGTAGGTGCTGTATACGTATTAGTTGTAGGTAGTTGCTGATTAGCAAACTGTGACTGTTGTGTAAATGTATTAGGTGCTGTATTCACAAGTGTTCCTGTAGCAGCCTTAACAACACCCCCTTGTGCCATTTCAGTAGTTTCACTATTATACTGCTCTTCTTCTTCTGTGTCAAGATCATTTATGTCAAAAGGTAAATTATCAGGTATAGTCGCTTCTTCTGAGTTGCCCATCTGACCCATGTCTTCCATCTTCTGTAGACCCATCTTAGCTTTCTGTCTCATTTGCATTAGTTTCTCTAAGCCAATAAAACGAACCACATCAGCAGGAAACACAAATTCTCCCTCACTTAGTTGTGCAGGTATATCATCTCTAACTTCTTCTTGTGTAGAACCCGGAGGAACATCATTACCTGATACAGGATCAACTGTACCACCTTCGTCTTTAAGACCACCCTCGTCAAACATTTCCATTTGATTATTCATAGTTACTCCACCTTTTGCTAATAATAGTCCACCCTTATTTTTCATAAAATCAGGATCACCTTTTGTCTTTGTACCAAACACACCCTTTGCTTGATCTTCTTCTAATAACATATAACTGTCTGACTGCTTGCCGACATCAATAGTCTTGGGATCACGTTTACCTGCCATCGCTTCTTTTATCTGTACTGCTAAATCGTCAGGAGAAGCACTGCCAACTTCATATTCATTTTTATATACATAGGAATCGTAGCCATTTTTATTAGCTACTCTTTTAATTGTTTCAAACCATTCTTTTCTGTCATTATAATTTTTAGTTGTGTCTAAGCCTACTCTTACTGCCCTGCCTGCTTCTAAAACTAAGTCTTTCCACAATTTTTTATCCATACCCATACGTTCAGCATCAGGTAACATATAGTATGTAGTATTGTTCATTTTAATAGGTATCTTATTCTCAACCTGATCTAATATTAAATTAGCATCTTTAGGGTCTTGCATAAGAAATTTTAGTAAGTCTTTGTCATTACCATTTACAGATATTTCAGCTAACCACCGTTTAGGTTCTTTAAAAGAACTTAGGTCAGGTATTCTTGCAGGTTTAAGTGTAGTCCTTAATTGTAAAGGTAAAGTTCTTTCACCTATCTTTTTTGTAGTTCTTCGTTCTGCTTGTACAGGAGTTCCTACATGAAAGCCTATGTCTGCTTCATCATTTTTTGAAACAAAACCAAATTCTTTAAAATTCTTAGCTGTGGCATGATAGACTTTTTTTCCTTGATACTCGTCTTTTTTTAAAATAGAAGAAGAAGTAGGTTCTTTATCAACAACAGATTTATTAATTGTAGGAGTATTGCCTGCAAGAGCAGGTGTCATACTTGAGTCTCCAGAAGCTGTCTTAAAGACACTAGACATTTCATCTGATGCTTTTTTAACGACAGGTTTTAAAAATGATTTAGCTGTTCTTCCAACTACACCTGCAACAGGTATAAGACCTGCTGTTACAGCAGTTGCATATAGTGCACCCATACCTAGTTTTTTAAAATCAGATTCTCTATAACCTTCTTCAAATAAAGTTTTTATCTGTTTAACATCATCTGGTAATTCTTTAATTGCAATAGCATCTCCTGTTATAGGAGCTACAGAAGCAGCAGTATATGCTTCGTCTTTAGTGATACCTTCTTTAGTATCCTGCTCCATTTTATTTAAAACATTTTGAAACTGTTGCTGTGTAGAACTAGCCATTGTTTACGGAATCCCTTAATAACTTCATTCGTCTTAATGTTGCAATAGCTCCTTGGCATCTATGCATCATAATAACATTATCGGTTTGCTCTAAAGCCTTATGTTGTTGTTCAATTAATGCATCAATGTAATCATTGAAGCTGTTCATTAACTGTAGGTTGTTCACCAACGGTTTCAGTTGGCTGAGTATTTGCTTGTCCACTTTGCTGAGGTACTCCTGTAAATCCTTGTTCTCCCGGAACTGGAGCTTGCCCTGTTCCTATGGTACTGCCACCTGCTCCTGTAGGGTCTAGTGGGTCTTGAGGTTGTTGTTGTGCTTGTTGCTGTGGAGGTCCTTGAAACTGTTTCATTAGTTCTGCCTGCACTGCTGCTTCATCCATATTATTTGTTACTTTATTTGGATCAAGGTCTAGTGCTTTAGCAATCTCTGTTATAAAATACTGAAATTTAGCAAACGGTGCAAGAACAGGACTAGATGCTACTTGTAAGAAAGACATTAATCTTTGACTTCTTACTTCATTAGCCATCAGACTTTCTGTACCCCTAGCTTTTACTTCTAAGTCACCACGTATCTTAGGGTCAAAGTCAAACTGCATATTAAATCTAAACAAGCCTTCACCTAAAGGTTTAAGTAAATAGTCATCTACATTTTTTATAACCGTTTTAACGCTACCACTAGCTGCGTTCATTAACATAGATATACCAGATGCAGTTCTACCTACGCCTGACACACCTGTCTGACCATGAGAAAAAGATGGTATACTTGTGCTTTCATCAGCAAGTTGTCTAGCTTTATCAAACAACTGTAGGTTTTCACCTGATACGTTTGGAAACTTTGTACCAAATATAGCTTGACCCGGAGCACCACCCTGTCTTCTGAATATCTTGCCCGGATATACTGATAAGTCTTGCCCCGGAACTAGATTAGTTTCATCTACCTCTATAAGCAAGTTGCCTGATAGCACAGCATTATCTACAGCCATTCTCATAAAGCCATTCATTAATGTTTGCGTATCATCCATATTCTCAGCAACACCTACTCCAAAGAAAGAGTATGGGTTTAACTCATACGGAGAAGCCATGTAAGGTATTCTAGCAGGCTTAAATGGATTTAAGACAGCACGTATAACTCTGTTGTTACAACACCATATATTAACTTGTAATTCATCGTAGTCTTTTAAATCATCTGGTATATCTACTTCTTGATCTATAAGAAGCTCTGTCTCCATCATACCCCAATATTCAAATACTTCAAATCTATCTACGTCACTATCTTGGTTGTAGTCACTCAAGTCATCTTCCCAATACTTTTTAACGTAGTTTTCTCCTTCAGCTATTGCATCTTTAATAACTTCTTCTCTAAAGTAAGGTCTACGTTTTAAAGCTCTTAGCTCCGACCTAGACATTTTATGTCTTTGTATTACGTACTGTGCTTCATCTATATTATTAGCATCTGGGTCAGGGTAAAAATCCCAAACAGATACATGATTAATTTGTGGCACAGTTTTAAATATAGGGTTATATTCACCTTCTTCATCCCAATTAGGATACTCTTTATCAAAAGCAAAAGGTCCTTTCATAACGCCTGTTCCAAATAGTGCCATTTCAAAAGCTGTGTTTCTTAAATGTTTATTAGCATTTGATTCTTCTAATTGGTCGTGGATTTTCTTTTCCATATTTTTTGCCGCAACCATCGCAGGACTAAACGTAATTGCTGACGGAGTTTTACCAACGCCTTCTTTAAGAGTTTCAATATCTGACAAGTTATCTGCCAAAGGACCAAGCATATCTTCCAAGCTCTTTGCAGTAGCTCCTTTAGGTAAGTCTTTGCCATCCCCCTTGAAACCATAAGGGGATTCCATATTATTGCTTCCCATAAGTTCTTGAGGTTCTTTAGGATCAAAGTTAACATCTTTTGCTACTCCTTCTGGTAATTCCGTTGGATCAACACTTAACGGAAACTTATTATTTGCAAATAAAACATCAACAATCTGACCATAGGCTGCTAATGTCTTAGTCTTAGTTACTTTAATAAATACTCTTGATTTTTCTGCTTCAGTAAACTGTACATCAGGTCCATATAAACCTCTATAGTTTCTGTAGGCTCTAACCCATCTCTGTTCATCCTCGTATCTATAGTCATCTGACTTTTTATACTTAGCCATAACATAGTTATTTAAGGCTGCAGTAGAAGGTTCATTTTCTACTGAATTTTCTTCTATATCTTCTAATGCTATTGCATCAGTATCCATGTTTAAATCTTCATCTGCCATATTAATATCCAAAGGTTGCATCAGCTACAGGCATACTTCTACTTGGTACACCCATAGGATCATAGTCAAATATACTAAATCTAGGTCTTGACATTATACCATATCTTAACGCATCGTACAAGTGATCTTCTGAATGAGTATCTATATCTTCAGGATTTTTCTTGTCGATAGGTAAAGCAGGTAATTGAGATGTGATATTAGTACAATTATTAAAGAACACAAGTCTTGGTTCTTCCGTGTATTCATCTACCTGTAAACGTCTATGTATCTCATTTTTTCCTGATACACGACTGCCTTTACTTCTGTCTGAGGGTCTCCAACGACAACCTCTCATAATCATTTGTTCTGCAAGAGAAGGACCAGTATCACCACGTTTGTGCCAAAGGCTACTGTCCAACACGCCATACTTAATATTTCCATCGCCTGCTTCTGCTTCTAATATCATATCTGCCAAATCTGTGGCAAGGACTTTGCTAACGTAAAGTTCTCTGTAGACAATAAGCTGTTCAGCAGGTGATACAGCAAACCAAAGAACCCCAGACTTACTGCCATAACCGTAATCGCAAGCTCTAAACTTAACCCAATTATTAGGTATCCGAAAAGGCTCAATAGTGTGGATACTCCTATCAAACTCAGTAAAAGCAGCACCTTCCTTAATATCCCAATCGCCATCCAATAATTGCCTTCGTTGCTGTTCAGGTAACGATAGGAGCATGGCTTCGTAATCCCCTTGCTCTGCAAGATAAGGATTGTCTGATAATCGTGCAGGGATAAATCTCCTCTTGAATAACGATCTGCCAGCCTTTTCATGTCCTGCTGGATATTTAAGTGCTTCTCCTGTTTCAATATCTGTTGCATCAAACTTTTGTCCATATGGTGATGGATCAATAAACATTTTCTTTACCCAATGATGTCCTCTTCCTCCGGGGTTTGTTGTTGCCCTCATAAAAATTGGTAAGTCAGGTGCTGTAGAACGTAAACGTGATCTCATATAATTCCAAGCAAAGGGAGTTGCCCATTGCGTTAATTCATCAAAGCCTATCCAACTAAAAGCTAAACCTTGATACCTTAGAACATCATCATCTCTATCAAGATAAGACATCCATAATCTTGCACCAGATGGTGCTACCCATTGCATCTTTCGTTCTGACCATTTAATACCAGACCAAATACGTGGGTATATCTCCTGCGACTTATATATAAGTTCTCTTAATTCTTCTGTTGTATGTCTTAATAGCAACCCACTAAATGAAGGGTGACCCATGTAACGTAGTGGGTCTGCTAACATAGCATAAGACTTGCCACCACCTGCTGATCCACCATATAGAACTTCTCTTTCGCCTGCTGCTAAGAAGTCTGTTTGTGGTCCTGCATTAGGTTTGAAGATAACATTATTTTGTTCTTCAATAGATATAGTCTCAACTTTATCTATTACTTTAATGCTAGGCTTTTGCTCCTGTTCTACCTTCTTCGATTTTTTTGATCGTGTTGATCGCTTTTTCGGCATAGTCTGCCCACTTGCGTAGGCTTCTAGCTTTGTTCTTACGATATTGCTCATGCTGTAGTCTTTTTCTCAGTCCTACATGAGATATGTAACGATCCGTTTGTTTTGTTAGCCAATTAGCTACCTCTCTATATGAATACTGTTTAACGTAGTTTCTAGCCATCTCTAGCTTGTCTAACTCGTTTTGTATAGGTTCTAGTACGTCAGGGTCTTCCAAGCTCTGTACGTAGCCAAAAGGCACTGTACGAGCTATACGTGGTATCTGTGTCCATTCGTTGTCTTCTTTTAAGTCTGTCGGCTGTGGAAGTTTCCATTTACCTACTGATCTATTCATCTTCGTCTTCAGTTTTCTTTGCAGGCATTAACATAACACCACCAGTAGCTTCTACTTGCATCTTTTCTGTTTTAACTAAACCTGTTCTGTCTAATAATTCTTTAGCAGCAGACATCTTATCTCTAAGACCTAGCTCTGTAGGATCATATAAACCTCCTACCATAGCCATTGCAGCTTTAGGTGCATTTCTACTCATGTACATTTGTGTTGCTTCCATGATCTCGTCTTTCATAGATTTAACTATGTCATTTGTAGATGTACCATCGGCATAGCCTGCTAACTTCTTAGCTGCTACTACATCCCCACCTGCTTCATCAAATAAAACAGCTAGAAACTTTTGTTGTCTTTCTGTTAGTTCTTTACTCATGCTGGTATTTCCTTAATCATTTGTTTTTCAACACGGTCTATGAGACGTTGTGCTCTGTTAGGAGTTTGACGATACCAATTACTGTCTTCCATCTCATCTGCCATTCTTGCCCAATCTAAATCTTCTACGGCAGCAAGCATATTCTTAAATTTAGATAGTCGTGGTCTACCTAATTGAAAACACATATTTGCTAATACGTGTTGTATATCTTCAGGCAGATTATCAAATTGAGAGAACAGTAAGTTACAATCGTTTATAGTTGTTTTAATGTCTCTCTCAAACCAATCGTTTACTTGGTCGTGTGGTATTTTAGTTCCTAT